CCCAAGCATCTGTCCAATTACCATCGATAAAACCATCACCAGTTTTACGAACTATCGCACCACTTACTGCTAGTTTATCATTGATAAGACCTGAGTTATAGGTGATTGTGGATTTTAGAAAACCACCTTCACCAACCTCTTGTTTGAACTTACCACCTTTTTCCATTGCTGCGGGGTCTGTGATAATGTTCATTGTTCCACCGATTGATGGCGTCGCTAGATTGACTGCTGATAATCCTCTTTGCATCTGGATAGAAGATGTAGCATCACCTACACCATCCCAGTTAGACCAATAGACCCAACCATTTTCCATATCATTTTGAGGAACACCATTAATCATAACAGCAACGTTTCTTTGGTTGAAGCCTCGAACATTAATTCGAGCATCACCAGCACCACCACCTTGTTGTGTAGCATATACAGATGGAGTAGTATTAAGAATCATCGGAATGTCTTGAGAACCTAATCTCACTTCCATTTCTTCTTTACTAACATTTGTATACGCAACAGGTGTTGTTTCATCAGCACGAGAAGCAAGAACCTCTAATGCTGACATCGCAATAGCATCAATCACTAATGTGAAATCAGCTACCACGTCACTTGAATCCACTGTAACTGCATTAGTTACAGATGAATACCCTATGAATGAGGCAATTACATTATAATCTCCAACAGGTACATCAATACTATAGAAACCATCATCATCTGATACTGTTCCTAAGTTTGTACCTTGGATTACAACGTTTGCGCCAACCAAAGGTTTACCTTCACCACTAACAACTCCTACTACTGATTGTCCAACTAGGAAAATCGGCATTAAAAATACCAGCAACGAAGATAATAGATTACGTTTATTCATAAAACGTCTCCTTGTTTTGTTTCGTTAACGAAGTTAAGACGCATTTTTCCACAGGTGCGTCATCTGCCTGTCCGCAATTTTAATTAGCATAATCTTGATCATCATTATCTCCAGTTGTCGGGATTATCTCACACGAATCATTATTACAGAACTTATCTACTTCTGCTTCTTCGTGTTTGATAACACCAAAAGAAAGTTTACCAAGTTTTTTAACTTGTTTATTGTATTCTTTTTCATCAATAGACTCATATGGCATTTGTGGATATGCGCCATAATCATGCCTCGGTAATAATGATATACCTTTTAGATGATATTGATAATAATTTAAAGCGGGTGCTATTTGTTCACCCTCTGTTTCTGGATTGAATGTAACCGTACAACTTACTTGATTGTCTGCCCAATGTCGTTGAAGAAAAGCAGCTAAACTGAATTGTTCCCAAATCGAAAGTTCAGCTGCTGTTCTTATTCCCTCTCCTACGTCCACCGGCACTTCTACAACCATTGTTGTATCTTCTGAACCAAAAGCGGGCTCTATTTTATAACCTGATTTTTTCATAGGTTCTATCAATTCTGAATGTTTTGATATCCTAATTCTTCTTATATAAAATCTACTTTCGGGATAATGTAAACCTGGAGTAGCGCCAGCCAACAATGAAACTGTTCCACTTGGTTTAACCGAAGTAGTTTTAATTGAGTTCGGTACAGCAAACCAATCAGAATACATTTCATCCCATTCCTGTATGACATCATATCCACCATTTAACCACTCCTTTAATGTTCCCAATCCTCTATGAGTAATGAATTGAGCGACACCACTTACACTACAACCTATACGCCTGTTTCTTAACATCACTCTATTGGTTTCTGACCAATGAGTTCTACCAAGAGTTACTGTTTTAGCATAAAGATAAGCATACTTTAGTGTTCTCGCATAATCTTCAAAGTCATCATGATTATCAGGAAAAGTTTCTACTAAACAACATAACTCATATGACTCCAATGTTTGTTCTAAACAAGGATTACCACCCATAGCTCTATGGTCTTTATCATCTCCACCATTTTTCATACGAGAATACTTTTGCATATTCCCCAACCAAGCAAAGCCTGGTTCTCCATTGTCTACTATTCGTTTGGCAGCCTCAGTATAATCCATACCAAGTTCTGCGAATATACTATTATTACTTGTCCATCCATATTGGTCTCTGTGTGGGTTTACTTCATAGTTTTTTAAATCTAAATATTCTTCTGAATCCGGATCACCAAATACAATTTCAGCAGTTCTTCTAACATTACCAGCCACTACACATTTTCCTATAAGATTCATAATATCAACTATTGTAGTGATTGTAATTGGTTTACCACTATTCTTTTCTAATACATTTCTTATGTCATCGTGAACTTCTTCTAATGGTTCATAGCCACTAGCTACTCCACCAAATCCAGAAATTGGTTCACCAGCTCCTCTTATCTTTGAGTAATCAAACTTCATTGGAGCAGTACCATGGAAATAACTTTCTAATAATAACTTCAGAGATTCTACCCAACCCTCACGAGTATCTGGTATTTCATATAATTGTTCATCTCTTTTTTTCTGTATACCTTTGACGATTATTTCACCAGCACCTTTTGTATCAAAACCAACACCAACACCTAACATACTTGCATCCATAAGAAAACAGAATGGTTTGGAGTAATCTTCTTTTATAGTTGATGTTGATACGAAAGCACAATTGTTAAGGGCGGCGTATAAACCTTTTTTCTCTGTGATAGCAGTTCCCATAGCCCAAAGTCCTCTACCTGGTGGTAAGAACTTCATTGTAAAAATTCTTTCATACATATCTTGAGCTGACTTTTGTGCTTGCCAGGCATTCCAACCTAACTGATGAGATTCAATCCAATTCTTTTGCATTGAATAAGTTCCTTCTACAACCCTTTGTACTGTTTCCCACCATCTTTCGTTTTTTCCATCTTCTTTGATTCTTGAATAGGTTCTCATATAAACTAACTCACCAAGCCCATTAAAGCCGAATGGTGGCTTTTTCCTTTTATATTTATTTATAAAATTTTCTGACAACTGAAATTTTTCCATCATAACTCCTATTAACTTTTTTCATACATTATTAAATATAATATATACCAATTCTTATCTACTCGAATCCACCCATATCTTTATATTTTTTTGATAAAGTTTGTCTTAGGTACTCTTCTGAATTATCCATCTTACCTTGAGCTTCTTTCCCACCCTGCGTTGAAGCCTCATACACTTGTATGTGACCTGTATTGGTATTGATTTCTGCAGGAAATGTTATTCCATCAACACCGAATCTATTTTTGATTACATGAACTCTACCTGTGTTTGCAATCTTATCTTCTACTTTACGACTTATAGACATAACAAAATCAGCAGTCATCACTTTACTATAATCTTCAGCTACTTTACTAGCATCAATAACATCTTCTTCTAATGAACTACGATTAGCCTGTGAAGCAGTCCATATTGGAATATCAAACTCACCAGCCATACCACGAAGATTTTCATAAGTCTCACCAGTTGCATGCCTCTTCTCTTTATAGAATGTAGTTGGTTTTAGAATATCTGCATAATCAACTATGACAACATCAGGTTTAATTTCTTGTATCTCCATCTGTTTAAGATGAGAGGCTAATGTATTTACCGAAGCTGAACGAGTAGGATAGTATTTGATAATCAACTTACCATTTAGCCCATCTATAACTTTCTGAACATCATCTTGATAGTATTTTATATTAGCAGTTGGTGTTCCACTAAACACTGTATCATATCTTAAACCAACATAAGCCTCATTTAATTCTAATGTATAATGAACTACAGTTTTACCTTGCTTTACTAAGTGTGCCGCTAAAGATTGTAAACACCAAGTCTTACCAATACCAGCAGGTGCAACTAACACACCTAACTCACCACCACCTAAACCACCATCCATAACATTAGTTACAGAATCCCAAGGTGTAGGTAGAGTTGCTCTTACCGAATCTGTAAGTCTATCTTCTAATGATATAATATAATCGTGACCTAAATCTCTTTCACTACCAGCTTTCATAGCTGCATCTATTAATACTTTTATTTCATCATATTTCTTTTGTTCTAATAAATCAACTGACTGCATAATCGATTCTTTAATAACCTGATTCTTACAAAAACCCAAAGTTTCCTGTTTTACAAATTCTAAATCAGTAGACTCTATGTTTCTCCAAGCCTCTTTAAGATTCTCAACAACAGATACTTTGAGAATCTCATCATCCATTTGATTGATTTTGACTTTAAGAACTTCTAAAGTGGGAGCTTTTCTAAACTCCATAAAGTATTTAGCTATTTCTTTTGTTAACCATTTGTTTGCATCTGAATCAAAGTATTCTGGTTCTAATATATCACTTATAGTTTGTATAAACTTATTATCCGAAAGTAAAGATGAGATTATCTTTGATTGAAATGTCGGACCAAATTGATTAAAATTTTCACTCGCCATATAATTCTTTTCTTTGTAGTTCCTTTAGTTCCATTTGTTTTTTTCTACGATAACGTTCTCTGGCTTTGGCCTGTAGAATCGCTCTATTCTTATAATAGTAGTCCATTGACCACTTACGTTGTGCTTCCTTTTTTTCTGATTCTGTATTGTATTTACGTTTTCTTCCCATGAGTTTTCTCAGCCATTTGATTGAGTTTAGCAAAACATTGAACTAACCAACTATCCATATTTGGTAGTGTCGCAAATAATCTATCCTCAATAAATCTTTTTTGAAATTGTATTTTATTTAACCTATTAACAGGTTCTCTGATTTTGTCTAATATTTTTGTTTTAGCAGAAGCGCTGATGTCTACTTCATCTAACTGCATCAGCATATAATTTCTTTTCAATAACTCTTCACTCTCTTTAAGCTTTTCATCTTCGACAATAATGTCATCTATATTAAGTATCTTATCTTCGAGTAAAAGTGGTAGTTTTTTTTGAATAGTTTTCAATCCCCATCCACGAACTCCATTTATGTTATCAGACTTATCTCCATCTATAGATCTG